TGTTTTTCCTCCTTCGTCAGATGTGTCTGAGCACATTATAAGAAGGAGGGAATGGGAAAACCAAGGGAATCGGGGCGGGGACGCCGTTTCATACACACATAATACGGCGGTCCGGTTCGCTCCTACCGCTCGATCCCCTCCACCGACACGTCCTTGACCAGCTGCAAGCCCTCCGCCCAGGAGTAGAGGGTGTAGTTGGGCGTGCCGAAATAGACCGTCTTTTCCACCCGTCTGCCTCCCATATCCGTATAGGCCAGAGTGACAAAGGGCTTGCTCTGATCGCTGACCGCCTCCTCGATGGTCAGGGCCTGCTGGTAGGTGAGCACGGGCCACTTCAGTTTAATGGTTGTCTTGGTGGCGATGATGCTCCCCACCATTTTCCCCGAAGAAGTTCGGCCCGTGTTGGCGGACCACACCTTCTCCGTGGAGATGGTCACACCCTCAATAGCGGGGTCCGGCATCTTTTTGCCGCCGATGGTCAAATCTGTCACCGTTATTGTCATGCGCACCCCTCACTTTCAGATATAGATGGGGCATCTGCCCGTCCGGCGGGTCAGGTCGTTGACGCCCCGGATCACCTGTCTCGTCAGCTGCTCGCCGCCGATGTGAACTTCAATGACCGTCTCCCGGCTGCCCAGTCCTCCGGCAATGCGCTCCGCCAACTGATCCATCCAGCCGGTGTTCCGTTCCAGAGGAAGCACCGCCTCCCGGCCCGCCTCGCCGATGAGGGAGAAGGTGGGGCCGGTGGTCACGCCGCCCTGGGCCAGCTTGGTCACCGTCGGGATCTTGGCCAGAGTGATCTTGCCCGCCGCCGACACCGTCTTCCCCGCCACCTTGATTGCCGGCCAGGAAAAGGTCATGGATCTGTTGATACGGCTGACAGTTTTGTTCAGCAGCTCAATGACGCCGTTAAATCCGTTTTTAAACGGCGTCGTCAGCGCCCCGCTGATGCCGGACAGGCTGTTTCCGGTGCTCTTTACTACCTTCCCGCACACAGCGGACAGATTTTGCCGCAGCTTTTCTCCGTGGGCGCCGGCTCCCGCCAGCAGACCGGCAAAGGCGGAAAGCACGCCGCTGCTGCCGCCCTGGGCAGCGGTTACCATGGCGGAGCGGATCTCCGTCCAGACAGTGGCTGCCCGGCCCCGCAAAATCTCCCAGCCTGCAGGCAGACCGCCCAGCACGGTTGACAGCCCTCCAAAGGCCACGGATGCGTTGCTCAGTCCGGCGATCAGCAGATTGCCCGTCCACTGGCCCATGGGCTGGAGCAGACCCTCCCAGACCAACTGTCCCAGGGGCTGCACCCCGGCAAGGTTGCCGGCGAGAGAGCCGACCGCTCCCGCCAGAACGCCCAGCATGGCGGGACCTGTAGCAGGCAGTACCCATCCGGCCAGAGGCAACAGCACGTTTAGCAGGCCCCAGTGCATGCTGCCAGAGAGCAGAGCGGATACCGGCCGCATGGCGGAGCCTACCTCACCAAAGCCCCGGATCAGGCCGCCGAAATCCACCGTCTTATCCGCCTTGAGCCGCAGCGGCTCCCAGATGCCGGGCAGGACCTGTTTTGCTTTTGCGGCAATGTTTTCCAGCAGCTTGGGAATATGTCCCAGCGCCGTTACAGTCTCGGTCCCCCCGGAGCGGCTGCTCCCGCTGCCGGAGGAGGACCGGCTGCTGCCGCTGCTCTTGGGCGCACTGACCCGAGTGATCCGGTCAAAGCCGTACAGGTCCCGCTGGGCCTGGGCCAACGCCCGGGTGGACTTTGTCACCTTGCTGAGCGCCGATGCCGTGCCCTCCACCGCCTTGCTGCCGGCGTTCCAGTCTCCGGGACGCAGATTGCTCAAAATCCGGGCGGCGGCGCTCTCTCCCGTCACCGCCGCCGACTGAACGGTCTGCCGGGTGGACTGAAGGGCTGTATTGACCCGGCTGCACGCCTGGGTATACGCCTCGGCCACCTGCGCCGCCCGCTGAACAAACTGCCGGGCGGCCCGGTCGCTCTCGTTCAGGGCGTCCGTCACCTGCTCCGCTGCCCGGCGGGTCAGTGTCATCTCTTCTATCTCATACATCTTCTCGCTCCTTTCTCCCTCCGGAGATGCGCTCCATCATGGCCCGGTAGCCCGCCAGCTTCAGCTCCCGCTGCTCCGCTTCCTCCCAGAAGGGATAGCAGTCATAGACCGGCTGCACTTCCTCCCCGGCAAGGCATTTGGCGGTCAGCACCGCACTTTCCCAGCCGATGACGCTGAGGGCCTGATACCGCTGCCGCTCCGCCTTCTGTCGGCTTCTGACCAGCATCAGCGTCTCTCCCCAGGTCCAGTCCTCCAGTTCCAGGGGAGACCTGCCGGCAGCGCAGCCCAGCTCCATCAGTTCCTCCTCCGTCAGGCCGGAGAGAAAGGGCCGTCCAGCCGCTCCTGCTCTTCTTCCTCCGGCCCGTCCAGCCGGGTAAAGGCCTCGGCCACGGCGGCATGGAGGGTGTCTTTCAGCTGCTTGGCCTGACCTTCGGTGATCAGCCCGGAGCAGGCCGCCAGATCAAAGGCCAGACCGCCAAATTGCTCCTGACCACGATAGCCCCAGTCCACCAGAAGGTCGTAAAAGACCTCTCCGTCCGTCACCGTATTGCCGCTCTCCGGCCAGCTCAGCGCCTCGGTGAGCAGGGCGCACATCCGCTCGCTGTCCCCTGCCGCCAGAAAGACGGTCTGGAGGGTGTCCTCCCCAAAACGGGAGCGCAGATTACGCTGGCCCCCCAGGGTCAGCCGCAGGCGGTACTCCGCCCCGTCCCCCCGCAGGGGGAGATATTTTCTTGCCATGATGAAATTCCTCCTTGTAATAGCGGGACGTCAAAGCGGATGCTCTGACGTCCCATCTTTCTTAGTTTGCAGCAGGATTGGTCACAGTCCACTCGCTCTGGAGGGAGACAGACAGCTTGGCGGAGACCAGCTCGTCCACCTTGCTTCCGGAGACGTAGGTGCTGACATAGCCGGTGGTGGCAAAGCCGGTGCCGTCGGGGAAGGTCACCTTCAGGCTGACGGCGTTGCCCGCCTCCTGCAGCGCCTTGAGCACCCGATAGTCCGAATCCGCCGCACTGTTATCAAAGAGGTAGGTCACTTCAAAGGCCTTGACGTCCTGCACGCCGGGGACGCTCTTTTTGATGCTGTCCTTCATACAGGTGGCGTCCAGAGTGGCAGGGGTGCCGCCAATGTCGCCGATCTCAGTGACATAATTCATACTGACATTGTTGACTTTTACGTCAATGCCAATGGTAGAAAGTCCTTGGGTTGACATAATTTTGCTCCTTTCATGTGATGGATCGTTTGCGGCCGACTGATTGAGCACAGGTTGGTAGGGGGCGGCCTACGCCCCCTGCCGGTTCAGTCAGTCAATGAGCCGCATCGTCCGCTTATCTACCTTCCGTCCGAAGCGGAAGGTCTTGCGCCAGCAGCCGGAACCGGTGTCCTCATAGCGATCCGGTCCGGCATAGACCCGTTTCAGGCCCAGGGCGGTCATGGTCTGATTCACCGCCTGGCTCAGCTCCTGCTGTCCCGCCCGGTCCCGGGTCCAGAGGTCGATCTGAAAGACCAGCTCGTCCACCACGGGACAGTCGGTGGCCACATTGGAATATTCCGCCCAGGTCACCACCGGATGTTCCGGCGTTCCCTTGGGATAGCTGCTGTGCAGGGAATAGGGCTGGGCGGTCTGCATCTCCGCCAATGCGGTGTAGACCTGTTCTCTGGCGTCCACCAGAAGTGTCTCTGTCTCTCTCATATCCGCCCTCCTTATTCGATCTGCTGGGCCAGCAGCTTTCGATGGCCCGGCCACTGCTGGACTGCCCGCACTTCATACAGCCCGCCGTTGATTTCCAGCCGGTCAAAGGGGGCGATCTCCAGATCGGAAAACAGCCGCCCCTCCAGCACGCCGGAGGGGGTCTCCCCCTGCTCCCCGGGCCGCCAGCCGGAGGTCAGGCGTCCGGAGCTCTGCCACGCCTGAACGTACTGAAAGCAGATACCCTCCTCTGTCCCGTCCGCCGCTGTAAAGTCAGGGATAGGGGGATAGACGGACTTCTCCTCACCGTAGGCATCCGGCTCCAGCCGGCGCCGGTAGAGGGAAAAGCCCCGCCGCCAGGCAAGGGGCGTCTCACGGCTCAGCATGTCACCCTCCTGTACCGGGCCAGACTCTCCAAAACGGCCGCCGCTCCGGAGCGCAGCTCTTTGGGAGTCAGATAGCTCTCCGTCTGGCTGATCTGCCCCTCGGTGTAGCTTGCCGACCTCAGGCCGCTCTCCCCCAGTTCTCTTCTGTCTCTCTGAAAGTAGAGGGCGGCCAGCTCCACCGCCTTGGGGAAGAACTGCTCTTCCAGCGTATCCGCGCCCAGATAGAGCAGAATTTCGCCCTCGGCATCCAGCAGCTCGTCACACAGGAGCATCGCCACATCCTCCTCCGCCGTCTCCAGGCCCAGCTTGCGCTGCAGCCGGGTCTGGAGCAGCTCCAACTGTTCCCCGGTCATGGCGATCAGCCCTTGTTGCAGGTCAGCAGAGCCAGCGACTTGGGCTGGACCACCTTGGCGCCATAGACGTGGAGGCCCTTAACTGCGTCGGAGAAGTTCTTCTCCAGGCGATAGGCCTCCAGCTCCACCAGCTGCTCGGCAAAGGCGCCGGCAGCGTTGGTGCCTGCCAGCACCTTGTACTTGGCGCCGGAGGTGTTGGGTACGTTGTTGGACAGGTGGATCTGGAAACCGGCGGCCTCGCCCACCAGGCCGCCCTGGAGGATCGCCTGATTGTAACCCGTGCCGTTGCCCACAAAGCGGGCGTCCTTCAGCAGCAGGCCGTGATACCAGGGGGGAACCACCACCCAGCGGCCGGGCATGGGGACATTTGCCTCGTCCAGCTTGACGCTGAGGTCCACCAGATAGTCATAGGCGGTGGCGCTGGTGGGGGTGACGGCCTTGCTGTCATCTGCCAGAATGTTGCCTGCATCCACGCCGGAGACCAGCAGGGACGCCAGGTACTGGTCGATGACGTCGTTCATGCCGTAGCTGGCCCGCTGCATGGCAGCGTCCACCAGCTTGGGGTTGGACTGGGCGTTGTCCACGTCCTTGATCTGAAAATTGAAGTACTTGGCCTTGTCGATGGCCAGATCCTGCATGGTGCTGTCCAGCTCCTCAGGGGTGGACAGATCTGCGCCGGTGTAGTCGCTGATGGTGATGGCGCCCACCTGATTGATGTGGACGGTGTCGCCAAAGGCACGGATCTCGCCCTCATAGTCCCGATTCATCAGGTTGGCGTAGACGTGTACCTTGTCCAGATGCTCCAGCAGTCTGGCGGACCAGACTTCGGGAATAAAGTTAGAAAATGCCATATTGATTCATTCCTTTCTCAATTTGTTCAGCGGTAATCCCGCAGCAGGCCCGAGACCTGCTCCCAGTTCCGGTTGATCTCCCGGGCGCTCATGCCCTTGAGGGTATCCTTTGTCAGCGTTTCCGGCTGTTCCGGTGCTCTGGGGGCACTGTCGCCCCGCATCCTGCCGGCTACCGCCTGGGACAGGGCGGCCTGAAAGAGACTGGTAAACTGCTCCACCCGGAGAGCGGAGTCCTCCTCTGTCTCACCAGTGATCCAGGGGGCAAACCGGGCGTCCAGGCCCCGCTGCTGCAGGGCCTCCGCCACCGCCACCTGGCGGAGACGCCGGTCAAAGGCACGCTGCTGAGCGGCCAGACCTGCCCGCTCTTCTGTCAGACGTCCCTCCAGCTCACGCTCCATCGCCTGACGCAGCCGGTCCCCGTCCGCCTCATGCTCCCGTTCCCAGTTGGCCCGGGCGGTGGTCAGCGCCTGACTCACCTTTTTGTCGCATGCGGACTGATAGTCCCGATTGCTGCGCAGCAGCTCGTCAAAATCCAGCTTTTTTACTTCCTGCTCTTCCATATCATCTGTCCTCCTTCTGACCCGGATCGTTCTGTTCTGCCCGATCCGTTTCCGCTTTATGGTCACAGCTCACCGCTGCTGTCCCCTGTTCCTGCTCCTGTAAGCGGAGATTGCGCACCGCCTCTGCCGGGTCCTTAATAAACCACAGCTGACCCAGCAGAGTCTGGTCGTCCACGATCCCCTTGAGGCTGGTGACCAGCTGTACCCGCTCCGCCTCGTTGATGGGGAGATTGACCGTGAACACCACGTCCACATTTTCCACCGAGACCGGGCGCATCTCGCCCTTCACCGTCAGCCAGTGGTTATAGAGCCGGAAGCGCTCCTTTAACCCCTGCTCCATCTGCCCCACCTTGTTCTTTGCCATCTGATCCATGGCCAAAAGCTTCAGCTTCAGCGCCTGTCCGGAGGCGTTGCCGGAAAACCGCTCGTCGGAGAGATCCACCGTCAACGTCATTTTGTGCATCTCCCTGACCAGGGCCTCGGCCAGCACCTGTACACCTGCCTCGTCAAAGGTCTTTTGGATGTACTCCGCTCTGGCGTCCAGCGGCGCTCCGTCGATAAACCGCTCTTTGAGCAGTTTTTCCTCCTCGCCGGGGGCCAGCGTCATGCCGAAAAAGACCAGGAGGGCATCCACAAACTTTTTCTTGTCGGTGAGCCGGCTGGACATCAGCCCGTCATAGGCGTCGATCAGGCTCATGATCTGCTCAAAGTCCCCCTGACGCTCTGCGTTATTTTCGTAAGCGATCACCGGCACCGCGCCAAAATAATGATCGATGGCCGGGCTGACAGGATGAAACAGCGCCGTCTCCAGATCGCCGCTGCGGTAGTCCCTCCGAGTCCGGTCGGTGTAGCAGGTCACGGCGTAATACCGCTCCCCGCTGGGCGTCTCCTGCCGGTCCCAGAGGAGGGCAAAGAGCTTGTTGTGCTCCACCGAGGTGTCGCAGACCAAAATGCCGTTTCTCGGGTCAATGGCGGCGCTTCTGGGCCGGGGATCCATCTCACTGGAGGCATAGCACAGCTCCAGGCAGTCTCCCATAATGCCCATGGTCCGGCCGATTTCCCGGTCCGTCCGGCTGATGTGCTGTCGGTCGTAGCAACCCAGCAGCGGAGTCAGGTCCAGCCTGGGGGCTGCGCCCAGTCCCCTTGTCTCCTGCCAGGCACAGGGGTTTGCGTCATACTTGACGCCCTCCCCCAGGTAGTAACCCAGGGCGATGTCCACCACATACTTGGCGTAGTTGACGGCCACCCGCACTTCCTCCCGGTCGCCCGGCCGGTGGAAAATATCGTGGTCTCCCCGGTAGTACCGGTCCAGTCTGCCGTAGCGGCCATTGGCGATCTCCGCCTTGCGGATGCACCAGCGGAGCACGTCGGCGGGCAGATCCTCCACGTCGGGGACCTGGCTTTTGTCCAGATATAAGATCATGTCTCTCTTCCTTTCTGTTACAGCCCCTTGGGGCGTTTTTTCACCCTCGCCTGATTCCTCTGTAAAACTGTGCTGACAAAATACCGCACGGCGTCCATACAGTGGTCGTTGTCCTTCACCGGCCGGTCCTGGCCCGTTCCGTCCTCGTCCCAGACGTAGGCCAGAAATTCCGACTGGGTGTGCTTACAGTTCCGGTCAAACAGCAGCCTGCCCTCCTGTAAGAGCTGCCCCACCCTGCGGATGCCGGTGAGCACCTGATTGTCCGCTCCCAAAATAGCCCAGCCCCGCTGCCGCAGCAGGGCGATAAAGCTGGCTGCCGAGGGATCGACGATAATTGCTCTGGGCTTGAGACCCTCCAAAAACCGTTCCAGATCGGCGGCATACTCTCCGTCCGTCTTCTGCCGCATCTGCTCCCGGCCGGACCAGTAGTACTCCTTCACACAGTACCACTTTCTGTTCCTGCCCTGCCGCCAGAGGAGGAACACGGTGGGATTTTGCGTACCGTAGTCAACGGACACGTATCCTCCCTCCTCCAACTCCGGCAGCCGGGAGACCATGTGCCGCTTTGGGTCGAACATATCGTAAATCTGCCCCTGGGCCGCCACCCACAGGCCCTGCACATACCGTTGGTAAAATACGCCGCTGTACAGCCGCTCGTACCGTCTCCGGATGGCGGAGGACAGGGCGGGGTTGTCCCCCATAGTGAAGTGAAGATAGAGGAGGTTCCGCTCCCTTGCCCGCAGCACCCAGCTCTTGTAAAACCAGTGCTCCGGGCCCTCCGGGTTGCAGTTGAAGAAGAACTTCGACCCCTCCACGCTGCACCTTGCCAGGGCCTGCTCCACAAAGGACCGGGGCATCAGAGCCACCTCGTCAAAGAGGACGCCTGAGAGCGTCATGCCCTGAATGAGGGCATAGCTCCCCTCGTCCTTGCCGCCGAACAGATAGTAGTCATTGCGACTGCCGTTCATGGAAATGGTGAGCCTGTTCTCGCTCCGCCGCTCCTCAATTTGACAGATGCCCTCCAGCCACTGGGGCAGCAGACCCGTCACGTTCCGCCGCAGGCTCTCAATGGTCTTTCCGCACAGGGCAAAGCGCTGGTTCTCAAATCGCTCCATGCTCCACAGCACAAAGCTGAGGGCCATGCAGACCGTCTTGCCCGAGCGCACCGAGCCGTCGCAGATGATCCCGTCACAGCTCCGGTATTTGTTCTGCTTCCACCAGGTCAGCGTCAATTTCTGCCTGGGACTGAACGCTCTGTACTGCATCTCCCTCCAGCACCTCCTCCTGCCAGTTTCCAAGGGCCTGAAAGAGATTGTTCTCCGGCGTCTCCTCCGGCCCGGCGTCATCCGCTGCGTCCCAGACCTCCGGTTTTCGCCGCTTCAGCCACAGGCTGATGGCTGTCACGCTGGGACTGACCTCCTTTTCCGTGGTCACCAGCTTGTCTCCCTTGTCCGACTGCTCCGTCTTTTCCTCCACGCAGCGGTATCCCAGCGCCGCCTTTAAGAGGGCGTCCTCCACCTGATAGTCGGTCATCTCTCCCGTGAGGGACAGGGCCTCTCCAATGGCGGGATACCTTTTCCGCCACAGGGTCAGCGTCAGCGGTTTGATCCCCATCCGCCGGGCGATCTCCCGGTCGGAAACGCCGTCCCTGGCCCAGCCCCGCAGCAGTGTCAGATACCTGGGGCTCTGCCATAGCTCCCCTTGCTTCAATCCAGCCCCTCCTTTCCTCTTGTCTGCCTCAGATTCTAGTACATATGTTCGATTTTTGAAATGCAAATTTCCTTCTTTCTCTCCGCATTTTCTCCTTTTCTCTTTCCATCTCCCTCTGTTGCGCAAAATGCGGCCCCTCCCAAGCCGGGAGAGACCGCATTTAAAATTATTCCCCAATTTATGGCAACAGGCCCTGCATATGTGCTATAATCAATTATATAATGTAGAAATGACACAGAGGTGCCAAAAATGGATCGAATCGAACGCATCACCAGCCGCTCCAATCCCCTGGTATCCCATATCCGCAAGCTGGAGAAGGACCGGGCCTATCGCCGTGAGGCAGGACTGTTTCTCTGTGACGGCATAAAGCTCTATGAAGAGGCCCTGCGCTGGAGGGGGCAGATCGACACCGTCGTCTTCACCCCTGACCGCAGGCCGGAGCGGATCCCCTCCGGCGTCCGGGCCGTCCAAGTGCCGGCAAGTCTCATGTCCGCCCTCTCCCCCGCCAAGACCCCCCAGGGTCTGCTCTTCCTCTGCCGCCAGCCCCGGACGGAGCTGCCCGACAGGTTGACCGGAACGCGCTATCTGGTGCTGGACGGTTTGCAGGACCCGGGCAATGTGGGCACCATCTGGCGCACCGCCGACGCCTTTGGGGCAGACGGCCTGATTTTGACCCGCAGCTGCGCCGACCCCTGGAGCAGCAAAACCGTTCGTGCCACCATGGGGGCCGCCTTCCGCCTCCCCGTCTGGGAGGCAGCGCCCCCGGAACTGGCCGCCGCCCTGGATGCCGCTCACATCCCCCTCTACGGCACCGCCCTGCGTGCAGACACCGTAGATCTGCGCACCTATGACGGCAGCCCTGCCGCCGTGGTCATTGGCAACGAGGGCAGCGGCATCTCAGAGGAGGTGCTCTCCCTCTGCCGCCAGACCTGGAAGATTCCTATGGAGTCAAAATGCGAATCCCTCAACGCCGCTGCCGCCGCCGCTGTGGTGCTGTGGGAGCTGTATAGATAA